AAATTAAATAAATTCAATCAAACAATTTTCTTTCTTTTTACTACTTAAAATTTACCATAAGTATTTAATTAAACTTCTCAATATGCTTATGGATTTTAATAACTCAATAAAATTGCTGTCTTTTTTTAAAAAAATATGCTATAATAAAAATATAGGGGTATCGCCAAGCGGTAAGGCCACGGTCTCTGAATCCGTTATCCGTTGGTTCGAATCCAACTACCCCTGCCAATTAAAACAAAAAAAGCTAGCAAATGCTAGCCTTTTTTAATTAACAATATTATAACAAGTTGGTGTTTCTGCTTCTTGATTTGTTATTGTTGTTTGTGTTTCTGCTTCTTCTTTTATTGCAGGTTTTTCCGAACTAGAATTATCTACAATATTTAATTTTTCAAATGCCTTTTCTATTTCAGTAGAAATTAATTTCATAACAGTTTGGATATCGCTTTTATCATCGATAGCAGCAGTTTCATCTTTATTGTTGCTGGGAATTGGCTCTTGTGTAGTTTTAATTTCTGTGTTCTCTTGTACTATTTCTTCTTTTATATTTTCTTTTTTAGTTGCTGTTGAGTTTTCAACCACACCATTTCTTGTTGGGTCCGAAATTATACCAATAACGACTAACAAACCTAAAACTGCAGTTGCTATTTCATTGATATATGCAATATCAAAATTTATTTTAAACGCTTGTAAAATTAAAAGAACAGCCGAAACTATAGATATCCAAAAATTATAATTAGTTAATCTGTTTTTCCATTTCATTTTTGCTCCTTTTCCATTCTTGAATAAGCTTCTTGAATGAGTTGTTGTTTTTGTAAGCACAAATACTGAAAATATATATTAAACTTTTTTATTAAATTAACAGTCATAATACTCTAAAGACACCTGATTAACTTCTGCAGATTTGTTTGGTGATGAAATTTCTAGTTTAATTTGTTTACAGCAAATTTTAAACATAAATTCATTTAAGCCATTTTTATAAGTTGTAAAACTTAATTCATTATTATCAAAAATTAATTTAAATTTAATTCCAACTTCGGCATCAACACTTAATTTGGTAAACAGTTTTGCACAAGTATCTATTGTTAAATCCTTGCTAAGCCAAAATTTTGGCAAATTATCTTCTAAACAAGTTGAACTTGATGAAATTTCTCCTATGATATCAGTATAAACAGAATTAAACGTTACAAGCATTTTTTCAAACTTGTTAGTTTTAACTGGTAAAAAGCTTTTTATATCCACACCGCGAACAATTTCATAGTTTTCCGTTTCTATATCAACAACTATTAATGTATTGTTTACATGTTCTACATTTTCGCACAACATCTTTTTACTATCGGAATAATCAACGTTTAAAGCCAAATAGTATTTATTTTGAAGGCTTGATGCAACCGAGTTTTTATAATTACAGTTATAGTTCTTTAAATCAACATTTAGCAAGTTAACTTTAACGCCATTAAAACTATATAAACCCTGATTTGTAACAAATATAACCGTATTGCCACAAACAGCAATTGATTCAGAATAAATTTTTGTGTTGCTTGAATAAACTGTGGTTACACTAACACTCGATTTATAAAAATTGATTTTTGTTATTCCATAATCTCTAAAAACAAAAACAGATTGTTCCAATGCAATAATTTTTTTTGCATCACCTAGATCGTCTTCTAAAGAAATATAGCCAGAGTTAGCGCTTATGTTACCAATATTTTCCGCATCTAAATCGGTTGCATACCATATTTTAAAAGCTGGATCAGATATTGTGCAAAATAAAACACCTTCGTTAAAACACATGCTAGTTATAATTGGAACATTACTAATTGTGTAAGGTGAATAGCCTGTTTTCCAAATTTTCATTTCGTTTTTACTGGCCAATATAATTGCATCTTCATCGTTCTTTTTATACGCCAAAGTTATAGGTGAAGAATCAAACTTTAAACCATATAGCCAAAATAAGTCGGAAGAATCATCTAACATTTGATTGATGTAAATTTTATCATCACCACCATGGATTAAGAGTCGGTGCGTTGTTGTTCCATTATTTTTAAAATATTGCTTAAAATATGCAATTCCGTTTACTTTTTCTATTCCTGAAGCCGTAAAATTTAAAGAATACTCTTCTTCACTAGTTTCGTTAATAGGAAAAGTTGCACACTTAACACCCACAGAGTTTTTTAAAGATTTTGATGGTAAATAATTATAAAATTTATCTACTTGAACTGAATTAGAGTTAAAATTGTTAAAATTTTTTAAACTAATTCTTTTTTTATTCATTCCCATCTCCTTTGAGGTGTGTTAAAAGATTTTAGAGCTTTTAAACTTTCCGCTTTTTCTAAATATTGTTCGTGAAAAATTTTAAATTCATCAAATCTGCCTCGTGAAAGTGTGTAGTATGCAGCCAAACCAAAGATAATAACATCTGGGTTAAAGCTAGATAAAAAATCTACTTCATCAAACAATGAATTAAGTGTTGGGTATGTTGCATATTCAACCGTGTAGGTTCCATTTTCTTCAACAACAATATTACGATTAATAATTTTATATTTAGCGTATTGATTATTTTTTGTTAAAGCATTTATGTAAATATAATTTTCTAAATTGCTTAAAGGATATGAGTTATTACTAATTTCAATTTGTGTGTTTGCAATAATAGGAACATAGTTAGTACACAATTCTTGAATGGAATATTTCATTAAACTATATAAACCACTAATTTCTTCGTTTTCTAGAGTTTCATTTTCTGTTTCACATGTTGTTTGATTTAATATTTTAGATTCTCTAGTTAAACCAATTAGATCTGCGGTTTGAGTTAAAATATCTATAATTTTCATGTTATCTCCTTAAATATTCTAAGTTTTCATAAACATCAGAAAGAGTGCTAGAAATATTAGCACTCTTTGTAATGTTATTTTCAGTTTCTATTGAGTTTAAAATACTTTCAATATTTATGCTTTTTGTTTTGTGTATGTAATTTATTGTCCGTTCATCTAACTCGTTATAAGGCAACGTTAAACAATAGGTTGAACCTAATTGATTTGAATTGTGAATTTCAAACTTGCCGGTTGATGTGTTTAAAACCACATAATAATCTTTATCTATTTTTTTAATTCTTTTTGATATGTTATACACATCACTTTCAAGTTTTTTTAACATATATCTCCTTTAATTAGTTAGCAAATGGATTTGTTACAGTAGATGCAATTCCGCTAAATTTAGCTTGTCCGTTTGGTTGTTCACAAATTAGATCAGCATATTTAACAAGAGTTGCAGTGTATGCTGGGTAACCTGCTTTTTGTTGAAGGATTTTTCCATTTTCACCTTCTATCCATTCCCAATCACAAAGTTGATGAAGAGTGAATTTAGAAGTATCTAGCATATATAAAGTGTCGTCTGGAATAAATCTATCTGAAACAACTGGAATGCCATTAAAGCTAATTGCTTTGTAGCCACCAGCTAATTCAGCTATATCAATATTTCTTCTATAGCAAGCAAGGTATTGTTGATAAGCACGTTTTACTCCTGCACCACAAGTAATAAAATCAATATGTGAACCTGTGTTTTCTTCTAAGAAATCTACAGCTTCTTGCATAACTGTATCGCTAATTTCTTGGCTTTTTGTGCTAACATATGGTGATAACCATTTATTTGCTGCTCTATTTAAGCCATAAAGTGTTTCGCTATTGCTGAAAATAGCACCTAAACCTGTAATTTCGTTATCTTTACTGCCTTGAACATAGAACACATCACCAGTATTCATTTCTACTGGAGTTGTTGTAAAGAAAACTTGTTTGTTAACTCTATCAACATAGCTAATTCTTAAGCCTTTGTTTGCAGTTTCAGCACCTGTTGAAGTATGAACATCTACAACCATACCTTCAATTAAGTTTTTAACGCTATCCATAGTTGCAGCACCTGAAGCGTAAGAAACAACTGAACCAACAGCTCCTGTACCATCACCATAAAGCATACGACCTAAATTAAATTTAGAAGCAGCAAGCAAGCTTTCCATTTCTGAATTTAATAAGTCTACAAATGCGCCACTATTTGTTGCACTTGCTCTTAAAGCTTTATCGCTAATTTCAATTGTTCCATATAAATTTTTTAATGTTGTTTTGAATTGTACGTAGTTATTTGCATTTGCAGTAGGTAACACGCCAGTTTCTGTACCAGCGCCAATACCACCATTTAAGCCCACTGGGGCAACTTTAATAATTTGTTTACCATAAACATCACTTGAACTTTGTTTAATTTTTGCAAGTAATGGGTTTGTTGAAGTGTTTAATTGATTGCAAGCCGCAACCAAATATGCATCTTTAAGCGCGTTTTGCGCAGATGTTAAATCTACCATTTTATTCTCCTTATTTTTGTTTAATTATTGATTTTGCCAGTACGCCAGCTTCTTTAATGTTTGTTGGCACACTTGGCGGAGTTAGAGTGATAGATCCGCCACCACCATTCACTTTGATAGGTGAATTTTGAGTTAGTTTAGATAGGTAATCTTTTATGATTTTATCTTTGATTTCCTGATTGGAATAAATGTAATTATTCAAAAATTCACTGTCCTTTGAATAGTCTTCTGCGGTTTTGTAAGTAGTTGAAAGCATGCGAATTGCTTCTTCTTCAAGGTTGGCATTTTCGCTTGATGTTAAAGTTTCTTTTAGCGCGCTACTAAAAGGCTTAACAATATCAAATTTATTTACAAAATCTTCCACTCTTTTGTTTAGCTCCACATGTTTTGAAATTTCTAATTTTTTTTGTTCAACTTCATTTTCAAGTGTTGCTAATTTTTGGCTTTTTTTAGTAAATTCAGCCTGCAGATTTGTGTATGCTTTTAATAAACTTTCTGCATCTTTAAATTTACCTAAGCCCTCATTGGAGCCATTCAAAACAGGTTGTTCCAATTGTTCATTATTCATAATTATTCTCCTTTTTCTTCCGCTTGTTTAATTAATTCTTTATGTTCTTCTATATGTTTTAATAATTTTTCAATTATATTTTTATAGTTGGATTTTGTTTTAATTTCACCACTTAGAATATAAGCTGTGTGTTCTTCAATGTGGATTTTATGTTCATCTATTGGTAGAATTTCTAAATTTTCTGTAGCAGATTTTAAATTTTCTTCTTTTGCTCTGTTAATATGTAAGCTTGGCAAATCTAAAGAATCTTCCCACATGCCAAACCCAAGTAAGTCTAAACACTTTTTACGCATGCTATGGCTTAGAGAACCATTTTCGTTAAACATTAAACCTTGTTTAACTAAATCTAATAGCATGGCTCTGCGTTGCGCAATGCTTTCATTTGATTCACTTGATGCATCAAAAACCACATCATCGCTGCAAATTTCATTTTGATCCCAATAATATAAATTTAATTCTCCGTTTGCTCCACTCACTTTTAATAATCTTGGAATAACTGCATATTGTTTATATAAACGCAAAATATATTTTGCAACAATTTTAATTGCTAGTTTTGTGCTATTAATTGCAGTAGACAATCTTGTGTTATCTTGCTCTGCTAATAAAGCCAATGCAACACCAGACATATTCGTATAGTGAGCTGTTCCATCACTCATCATATCACTAACACCAGAAACAGTTTTAAATTCTGAAAGCAAGCGTTCTTCTTCCTCTTCAAAATTAATATTTAGTTTAGGGTTTTGCATTAATTCTGGAGTTCTGCTTCCTTGCCTATAAACCAACACTTTACCAGGAGATAGACCTTCCATTTCCAAAGCATCTGTATCAACACTACCATCTTCTACTGTTAAAACATTCATAACTGTTCTATTAAAATATTCATGTTTTCTATTTCTTACCGCATTGTATGCTCTTTGCAATGGAATTAATCTATCAACAACACTAACACCAAAGAAACTTCCTGGCATATAGTTAGAAACTTGCTTAACAAAAGGAAATGTTCGTGTGTTTAATTCGTTGTTAATGTAGGGTAGTTCATCATCGAAAAGAAGCTTGCCACCAGCAACAATTGTTAATCTGCCATTTGGATAACTAGATGACGGACGGATGTAGCGTTCAATAAGAACACAATGATTTTTTAGTTTAATGTTTCCAACTTTATTAATATGTGCATCGTAGCCTAAACCACCCAAATTACCAGTTTTACTATCAAGCGAAAAAGCATGCACTTCTTCTGGTTCAACTTGCACACCCCAATTGGTTTTTATGTAATCAACATCAACTGCTTTTGCTTGAATTATGCTTTTAACATCTTCTATCCTTTCACAAGATAAATTATCTGGAAAAATCTCAAAAGGAGACACAACTTCAACAGTAACATCACCTTCTTTAATTGCTTTGCCATTTTCGTCTGCCGCTATCATTTTGCCGGTGTTTGTGTTCCACACAACCTTATAAAATGCTGTTCCACAAATTTCACTCCAAGTTGTTGCTGTCTTTTCAATATCTGTTAAATTAATTCTATTTGAAACCGAACGCAAAATCTCTTTGCTAAGCTTTGCACTTTCTATGTCTGATTCATCTGTGCTTGCAGGAATAACTGTTACTGCTGGTGTGTTACTACAAATTTTTGAAATACGAGTTTCAACAATTGGCGCAATGTGATTAAACACTTCTTTTTCTTGCCAAAAATATTGCTTTTCATCTTCTTTTATTGAGTGATTAGATGCAATGTAGCTATATTGATTACCCATCATAAAATTAATATTTAATTGCCATTGTGCTTCCAAATTTTTTCTTGCTTCTCTTCTTGCAAGATAATCTAACATTACTTCTTCCACTAATTTATTTTGCTTCATTTAATTCTCCTTTTTATAAATTGGTTTTAAGTTTTTAGGTGTGAAAAATTTTCCAATTTCACCATATAGTTGTTTCATACAACTCTCACATAAATACACATTTCCATCAAATACAAATCTTTTGTTAATAATTGTGTAATAACACAAATTGTTACAACCACTTGCATCGCATTTAACTTTTGTTTTTGACTTTTCCACTAGCATTTTCTTCTCCTTTTAATTGTTGCAATAACCTTTGTTTTTCTTTCTCTAACTCTTTATCTGTAAGTTTGTTATAATCAACTTGTTGAGCATTTGTATAGTGCTGATAAACAAGTTTAATTATATCAGTGTTAGGTGGCACATTTTTTTCGTTAACTTTTTGCTTTAAAACTTTTAGTTTACCAGTTTCTTCATCCATACCATACTCTGTAACAACTTCTTTGGTGGTAAGCCCTGTTATACATTGTTTTAGGGCCTTTAGGGTTTGTTCATCAAAAATTTTTATGTTCAAATTTGCTCCTCATCTTTTATATTTTAAAGCACGTATTAAGCGCTCTTTTTCCTTTTGAATTGCCGATTGCTCAGGCTTTGGTTTTCTATTTTCTGGTCTGTTCATTATGTAGTATCGCAATTCATCTACGCTGTGATCATCTACTTTAATAGGACTTTCACCTTTGCCCCATCTGTACGACTTTAGTTCCCGTATTAAATTTGTGCATGTGTTGAAAATAAACAATTTGCTTTCTCCTAAACTGTTTTTTAAAAATGATTTAACACGTTGAATACCGGAAAAAACATCTTTATTCACATTTGTGTTAACTAAGATTTTATGCTCATAAAATAGGTCTGCAACACTTTTTCGACTAGCCAGCGTACTTTGATTTGCAGCACTATCAATTAAAGCTTCTATCATTCCATTTGAGTTCCTGTGCCAACCTAAACTGTTGCTTATTTCGTGAATTTTATTGCTGTGATATTCAATATCTTTTTCGCTTTCGTAATGCTCGGCAACAACATAAATATTTCCATCGTAATCCACTGCATACCAGTGGCAAGATAACGGATTTTTAAGTCCTGGATCTATAGATAATTTATCTTGCCAATCGTAAGGAATATCGAATGGCTCAACCACATTAACATTTTCATCAAATTCAGGATAAACTCTTCCTCCAAAATCTAAAAATTCACCATATTGTCTACTTTTAAGTTCCTGTTCACTAAGGCTTGATTTCATCGCGTTTTTTGCAGCTTCACTTATATAAGGATTATCATCCCACTGCATAAACTGATACCAAATATTGTCATCATTAAACTTATTCATGTAAATTTCATCGTAAACAAAAGTCATACCTTTTAATGGTGTCATTGTTGCAAAAATATCTCCATTTTTATCTAACACACGCATCCTGCATTCTGTGTAAATTTCGTATGGCGGCTCTTCATCAAACCATATGTAATCTAAGCTTGTACCCTGAAATTTTTCTCTGCCTTGATCGCAACTTTTAAAACCAATTTTGCTAATTGTGCCAAATATATTTTTTATTAAAATGTAATCAATAACACCATTTTGATAGTCGTCCTTTCTGCCTTTTAGCATACAAATATCTTCAATCCAATCTGGGTTGATATAGTGTAAAATTTTACTTTGCGCAACATCTCTTTGAACCTGAGTTGATAAACTTACAACCCAGCCAGAAGTTGCTTTTTTTATTTCTCTATAAGGATGACACCCCCTTGCCATGTAAACAACTTCCACTGCACCACATTCTGTTTTTCCACTTCTGTTACCACCAAACACCCACCTATTTTTTTTATTGCACTTATGAAATTCAATTTGTTTTTTATGTTTAATTTCTCCTGTGTTATAAAATTGTAATTTATTTTTTTCTTTCCTTTGTTTTTGAATTTCTTCAATTTTTAAAATTTCTTCTACCAATTGCAATTTGTTCATAAATATATACCAAAACTCGCTAGGTTTATCCTAAACTTGTCATTTTTTTTAAAATTTTTTGTGTTAAAATTCAAGTATGATTATTTTGATTTTATGTTTAATTTTAAATAATTCCATTACTCCTGTTTTTGCTCTTGAAACACCTACATATTATGCAAAAATACTATACGAACAGGTTTACTTTTTTAAATCTCCAATTGACGATAATTCATGCGCTAATGTGTATTTTGAGCTTCCTTGTACTTATTTTGTTGAATTAATTGAAAATGCAAACGAAACATTCTATAAAGCAAAGTATTTAAATCTTTATGGATACGTAAAAAAAGAGAGTGTTCAGACTGTTAAAGAACAACCTAATTCTCCCTTTTTAGATAATTTAAATTTTAGAGTTTATGCCGATTTAAGCAGAAAACTTCAAAGCGAACCAAACATTAGCAGCGCAACATCAAATCTGCTTGCTACAATACCACTTTATTCTAGAAATTTAACTTATTTAGGAATAATTCATGGAGAAAGTTTAATAGATGGAAGAACTGATGTTTGGTACTACTGCAAATATTCTGCAGATGTTGACTACTATGGATATGTATATAGTGATTTTTGCGATGAAATGCCTGAAAAGATTCCACAAAACACCGAAACAGTTGAATTTGTGGCAAATCCCACATTTGACGTTGAAGATGCAAAGAACAACATTCAAAGTTTACCCGAAAACAATAAATATACTAGTATTGTTATAGGTGTTTTGTGTGTTCCCGCAATTATTTTTGTTGTTATGCTTGTAAATGGAAAAAACTTTATTCATAAAGAAAAATTTAAAAGCAAAGAAATTATAGACTACTAATCGCTTCTTTTAATTTATATGCCTGTCTTCTTTCCTTAACTTCTTTAACAATAATACCTATCCACTCCTCTTGATTTAAAAATTTAATAAGTTTATCCCTATATTTAGATTTATTTAATTCTTGAGCAAAATTTTCGTAAGCTCTTTCAATTTGCCTAAAAGCTGTGCGCTCTTTAACATTCAATATGCCACAAAATTCTGACATTGTTATTTTGTAGTTAATTTTAAGGTATAAAATTTTTCTATCCTGCTCGCTTAATTTATTTAATGCTGAATCTACAATAATTTTAATGTTAATTAGTTGATTTTTTCGTGTCATTAGTTCTATAATGTTATTACATACATCTTCAGCGCCATATTCAGCTGTGCAAGGTCCAAAATATAAAGCATGATTATTAATAAATTTATCTATTATTTCACACTTACTATTTAATAATTTATAAAATTTTATTATTGCTTCACTATCATAAATATCAATCATTACTCACCCCTAAGTTTGACATGAGTATATATTATTAAATGTCGAAAAGTCAAGCATATATGCCACTTTTTTACAAAAATATGCCATATTTTTGGAAAAATACAGCATATTTATCGAACATTTGTTCTATTTTGAATAAATTTAAAGTGCTATTAATTAAAAAAACAACCTGCTACGGTTGTTGTTTTTTAACCATTAAATAGCTTAGAAATAGAAACTTCATAAGCTGTTTTAGTTATAGGAGCTGAATTTTCACCAATAACTTTTGTGTATTCTCTACTTTGAATTCTACCTACCAACTGAATGTTTGCAGGGACACCTAAACCGCTTGCAATATGGGCATTTGCTCCCCAAGCTATGCAAGGAATATAATCCGATTTATTAAAATTTCTGTTAACAGCTAAAAGTATATCACAAATTTCTCTAGAGAACGGTGTAGTTCTATATATCACCGGCTTGCAAATATAACCATCTAATTCAATAATATTTGGATTTGCATTTTCATCCCATTCGCATATTTCTTTTGTAAAAACACTTAAAACCAGTCTACGTTTATCGCCATCAAGTTTATTAAAGCTCCTAAATTGACCTTTAATTGCCAATCTATTTCCTTGTTCAATATTGTTAGCATTTAATTGTTGTTTTGAAACAATAATTGGGATTATGTCATTTTGGCCACTTAAACGCGCCACTCTTAAATAAAAAGAATAGAATTCTTCATCTCTAACCGAATGATTAAATTCAGGAACTGTTTCTACTATTCCCTGTAAATACACTTTGTTTGTTTCTTTTTCTGTGTTCATTTGTTTTTCTCCTTAAATTTTATTAAAGGCATATTTGTTTGCCTTGATTATTTATTGTATAATTATCTTTATAAATTAAATTACCAATTGGCTCTACTTGCATTTTGTTTAGTTTAAAATGCTCTAAAACCAACTTTAAGCCATCGATTATATTATCTGAATTGTTATGGAATAAAACAATGCTACCTTTTTCCACTTTGCTTGACACTCTACCTGAAATTTCACTTGCAGATAATCCTTTCCAATCAAGACTATCTACACTCCATTCAATACAAAACAAACCTAACTCTTCACACGCTTCTATTAAATTATTATTATAATATCCATATGGCGGTCTAAACAAGTTCGGTTTCTCACCTGTGATGTTTTGTATAATATTTATGTTTACTGTTAATTCTTCTTTAATTTCTTTTCTAGTTAATTTTGTCATATCGGGATGTGTATTTGAATGTATTCCTATTTCAAAACCACGATTATAAATTTCTTTTACTTTTTCTGGATATTTTTCCGCCCAAAAACCAACTAAAAAGAAAGTTGCCTTAATGTTATAAGAATCGCATATATTCATAATTTCAGTTGTTTTGTCTGCACCCCAAGCAGCATCAAATGATATGGCAAGTTTGTTTTCCTGCGTTTCAACAGAATAAATTGGCAATTTCTTAACATTTAAAAAATAAGCTGCTCCAACATCTAAAATACTATTATTTATAGCAAATATAGATAAAAAAATCACCATTAATGTAATCACGGCTAAAGTTGCTTTTTTTATAAAAATCACTTTCATAGATATCTACCATCCAATATTAACATAATAA